CTTCAGGAACCCACCAATAAACATTGGCAGTAACACCACCAAATAAGTCGGTGATAGATTCTCTTAAAGCTGCAAATGACATCAGCCAATCATTCCTTCAATTTCAAGGTAAGGGGCAAGTAGCCCAGTGACCTTTGAAGTTAGGGAACGACCAAAGCGGAATGGTGACGGTTGAAAGTCCACACCTACTGGTGAACCACCGGGGGCGCGTTCACCTTGGAAAATGTCCACAGCCAATGACACTGCGGCTTTACGCATGGCGGCTGGCTCTAATGTGTACGAGGCTGCTGTCACAATGTTTTTGATGAGCGCATCAGCGGCATCACAAAACTCTTGCAAAACATCCTCTGTATAGAGGTCACCAACACCAAGAGCAACTTTTAATTCGTCTGGTGTTACGAGTGCCATGATTTTCCTTAAAGGTTAGGTGAGAGGGGCAGCCGGGGCTGCTGCCCCTCTCGGTCTATTATGTAAGGTTGAAGCGACGAACGCCGCCAGCCTTAAGAACGGAAACTGCAAGGTAACCATGCAATCCGATTTCAACTTCACCAGATGCCAAAACATTGACACGAAGCTGCGTGGTTGGTGATTCCCAAACCTGTACTGCATCAGGTGCAATAAGGAATGCGGATTCGTCAATCAAACCAGCGGTGCTGATGTTATGGTCGACCCTGTAGTTGGCGCCGAATACGTTTCCGTTAGCCTCTCGAATAGATGCCGAACCTGCTGCGTTGCTTGGAACAAGTGCCGAGAACAATGGACGCTTGCTATCGTCATTTGCTGACAACAGTTCACTCCACCATGCGCCAGAAGTTACAAGTTCAGTGGCGTAATCTCCACCAGTTGCAACATAAGCTGCTGGGCCTTCTTTAGCCATGAATGCTTGCAGACCTGCAATAGTTCCAGCCTGAGCAGTTGCAGCCGTACCATTTGCAGTCAAACTGGCGATAACAGCGTTATCAGTTGCCTTAGCGTAAGCCTTCTGCATTTCGCGAAGAAGTAGCGTTCCAAAGTCTGGTGCACTTCTTTCCAAAAGTTCGAAACTCACACGGTTGATGCCGGAATACTTGCCTACAGAAACGGTGATGTAATCTGAGGTAGTCCCGGTTTCTGAAGGTGCAGCACCTTCAGCGGTCAATGCAACAGTTGGTTCCTGAAGTAAGCGTGGAATGGTGAATGACATTCCAGAAGCTGGAAGTGCAGAAGCACCACCAATAGCATCAATGGTTGGGCGAGTTGCGAAAGTATCAACAACGAAGCCACCAAGTGAGGTAGGCAAAGTTAAGCCGGTGTTATTGCTGGTTGAATCGTCAGCAGCCTGAACCATGATAGCGGCTTCACGATCGCCCATAGCGGCTTTGATAGATGCTTCAACATACTTAGCGGAGTCCATAGGGGCAACGCGTGGAGCGGTGAAAATTGGGGTATTAACTGGAGCAGCAGCAACAACTACTGGTGCTTCTGCAGCCTCAACCTCAACCTCTGGTGTGATTTCTTCAGTCACAGGGGTTTCCTTTTCTTCAAGGGTTTCAACTTCAGGGGATTCTGAAGCTGCAACTTCTGTAATACTCGCCTCGGCTAAACCGAAGGCTGGGTGAGTAACAACAGAAACTTCTAAGAGTTCGGCGGCAACAACATGCATCACTTCGCCTTTGTACTTGTAATCAAGAATTTTTGCACCAACACTAAAGCCTTCTCGTAAACCTTCAGCTGCTTCAACAAGAATGTCGTTTCCTAGGCTGGTTGGTGCAACTTTGAATCTGCCAATAATGCCAGCAGGGTTGGCTGAAAACTCAATGGCTTTACCAACTGGGGCAGTGCGATCATGTTCGCGTAACAGTTTGATACCTGATGCTTCAAGGTTCATAATGGAACCAACCTCAAAAACAACTGTGCCAGCCGAAGTGTTACCCGGCTTACCGAAAGGCACAATCTGGCCAATCAGTTCTCTACGGCCAGAGTCAGCAGCCGTAATGTGTCCACTAAATGTCAGTTCCATTGTTACCTTCCGGGATTAGGTCAATCTTGTCTCTTGCTTCATCAACGGTCATAATGCCAGCGGCAACATAACCAGTCATAACTTGCATTTCTTCAAATGATGAACCGCGCAAGAAATCATCAAGGTCAAACTTCACAACCACATTGGCTGGGAGAAAATCTTGCATGCTCATGCGTTCTTCAATGGCTGTGAGTAGTGGGCGCAAAGAGAAGTCAATGAGTGAGCGGCGTTCTTGCTGAACATTGGAGTAAGTCAATGAGGCTATGTCAGCGTTTAAGAACCATGCTGGAATGTTTGCTGCCCGGGCAATCTCTGCGCTGTGGAACTTCCGCGACTCAACTAGTTGGGATTCAGATGAGGAGTAGCCAAGGATTTGTGCATCAACATCAGCGTTAAGGTAAGCGGTTGAGCGTTCGCGGCGAGCAGTTTTCCAGCCGTCAAGCATTTCCTTGACCTTATCCTTGCCAAGGTTAACGCCTTTGTTCTTCAAAATGATTTGGGGAACTGGCTCTTTCGCTGCACGATTCGCAGCTTCTTCCAACTCCAAAGCAGTCTGGCAAGTACGACCGGCACGATAAATAAAACCTTGGTCAGGGCCAGCGAAAGACTTAAGCGATCCAACGCCTTCGTTAGGCAAAGTGTCCCCGTCTAACAGGTAGCCTGTAACTTCTGTGCCAGCAGGATTCGTAAGAATCTGCACACGCTCTGGGGAAACCCAACGAGCCCTAGCCACACGACCATCTGCATACAATTCTAAAACTTGTAAGTAACCTACACCAAAGAAGAACAACGAATCTGCCAGCCAAGTCATAGTGATTGACTGGGGGACATCAGGGTCAATCTGGTATTGCCAAGGCAACGGCTCAAGGCGAGTATTTGAGCGCATGTCATAGCGCACCAGTGGGAGACTGCCAATCGTGCCGGCGATAACATTTCTGGCGCGATTGACTCCACTGATTGACATGGCCTGTTGGCGAGTCACATAGTTCTGTTGCAGAATCCCAGTCCAAAACGAAGGAGAAATAGGGGTTTCAAATGCAGCTTCAACAGATGCTTCTTGGGCGGAAGTAGACACGCCTCTAATGTTTGAGAGTAATCCCACAGCGAAAGGCTACCACATACCACACACATTAGCCAAAAGCAAACGCATCTTCTTCAGGATTTGCATTAGCAGAATACGCGGCCATGATCGCTGCACAAGCAGCTGAAATGTGTGAGGCCGAACCGTTACGAATAACACGCCAACCACCGTCAGATGCTGGGCGTTTCGCACAAGCGTTAAAGTGTTTCATTAGATCAGGGTTGCCGTCATGCGCTAACCTGCCAGAGTTCAACCCAATCATCATCTCATCACAGGCTTGGGCAAAGGTGGCGGCTGTAATGTCTTGGACTTTGAACCCAGCGGACTGCAACCTTAAAGCAATACTTGAGGCTGACCACTTGTCGTACGCAATCACATGGGATTCGAATTGGCGCACAATCGCGGAGACCTCACCAGCAATAGCAACATCATCTACTGCGCCGTCTGCCTCCCACGACTGTGCAATCGCAAAGCCTATCCGACCATCCGCCAAATGCTGTGCACCCACAAGGTCTGCACGCTTACGGTCTGGGCTAACATCAATGCTCCAAAAGGTTGTGCGCTCCGGGTCCATTTCCATGTCAGGAATACTTGCAGCTTCGACACTGCCATAAGTCCAAGGTGACTCTAAAGCCTCAATCCAAAGGCACAAAGATTCGGTGCGGAACGATTCTGGGGTGTCAGTCTTAGCAGCCGTCTCAATAACAGTTTCATCAATCAAATGACCAAGTGCAGGGTTCGCCTGATACCAGCCACGCTTGTCAGTAATCTGAAAAGTAGGGTCAGCTGACCACTCCATCCACAACAATTTAGGGTCATTGGCCGCTAAAGCATTAGATCGCATTTTGTTCAAAACATTTGAGTGAGCATCACCAGCGTTAGAAGTTATCCACACCTGAGAATTCTTAACCGCCCTCGTTACTGGGGTTGCAGCAGCCCAAGCCTCATGGGGAATTTCACGCAACTCATCAACCCACAAATTACCAGTCTGACCACGCACCGAACGAGCATTAGCAGCAGCCACAGACCACTTAGCACCATTCTTTAACTTAATGTACTTGTCACCATTCACCCGGCTAATTTTGGCAACCTCAGATTTCAACCAAGGATGCTGATTAATCGCATCAATAGCCCACTCAAGATGCAACTCAGATAACTCAAGTTTCTGAGCCATAGCAATCCAAGACTCACCAAACAACAACATGCCAGCCAGAATCCTGATTCGCATCATGTGGGATTTGCCATTCTGACGAGCCACAAGAATGCCAACCTGCTTAGACACATAAGTGTCACCGGATGACTTCATGCCCTCCAACATGGCGAACTTCTGCCAAGGCAACAAAGGCTGACCCAAAGCAGCTGCTAGATCAACTGCCAGTTGGCCGCGACTTGCTGACGGCTTGCTTCCTGCCAACAGGCGCGGATGCTCGTTTCCGTAAATTCTCAAGTGGGTTCACCTCCTCCTCAGGTTCAGCCTTACCAATGCGACCAGCGACCGTCATACCCAAAGCAGTCAACATTCCCTGCAAAGCCCGGGACAACTGCACCATTTGTGAAACATCAGTGGACTGGTCAAGTTCATCAGCCAACTTGTAAGCCACAGCCACAGCCCCAGCATCAGCCACTGTAAGCCATGTAGCGGCTCTCACAGAGCCTTCAATTTCAATCCGTACCGATTCCACCTGAATCATCTCCAATCGTCTTAAAGAAGGCTCCACGCGGCTTTAATCGGGTCATTTCGGCTCGCAAGGGAGAGAAAGAAGAAGGCGCATGGGGTGCTCTTGGGCCCAAAAAAAAACTGCCTTGCTTGTCTGACTTCGCACCGTTGCATCTGTTGCATGCAGCTGTGAGATTGTCTGGGTCATTGGTTCCACCTTTGTTGAGGGGCACTATGTGATCTACGGTGTCGGCTTGTTGTCCGCAATAGGCACAGATGTGTCCATCTCTTTGGAGTATGGTCATTCGTATCTTGCGCCAGTTGTGGTCGTACTGCCCCCGGTTACTCATCCCATCCCCAGTCTGTTACGAATCCGAAGGTGGGTGGGGGGTCTGGTGGGTGTGTGATTGTTACGCCTAGGTTGTATGGCTCACTCATTGGTTCATCCTCTTCTGGCTCTGGGTCTTCTATGGTTTCTATTTCCCAGATGACTAGGCCAAATAGTTTTATGCGTTTGACCATGTTTTACCTAGGGCTTGAAATGTGCCGTCTTTGTGGATTGGGATGAGTTGTGGTGTGACTTTGTTGCCGTCTGTCCATAGTAGGCCGATTGCTTGTTGCCAGTTGCTTATGCCGCCTTTGAGGTATGAGGCTTTGTCTGTGCGCATGAGGTTGCCTACTTCCATGCCCCAGACACTGCTGGTGGTTTTACCTGAGTGTCCGGTGTTGTGGTGCATGAGTCCGGCTCTGTGGGTGTGTCCACAGACAACAGATTGGCCTGTTTTTTTGGCTAGGTTGAGGGCTGTTTGTCCTGCTGTTTGGCTGATGTTGCCTTCGTCTCCATGCATTAGTAGCCAGCCGGGTGCGAGTGCGTATGGCTTTTTATGGTAGGTGATTCCTAGGCTGTCGAAGCGTAGGAAGTTTTCAAGCTGCAATTCTTCTAGGCCTAAGAGTCCCGGTGCGCGCATGTGGATTGTGTTGAACAAGCGGTCGGTGTGGTTGCTACGGATCACATGTTGCACTTGTAGCAGTTCTAAGACTTTGACTGTCATGTCTCGGTCTTTCCCTATGCTGCGTTGGTATTCAAGTTCTGTGCCTTGTGCCCAGCGGCTTATGGTTTGCATGTCCATTTCGTCACCAGCTGAAACAACTTGGTCTGGCTTTATGGTGCGTATGAATTTGGCTAGTGTTGCAACAGCGCGATCGTCATGGAATGGCACTTGTAAGTCTGGGACTATGACTGTGAGGTGCATGAACACTCCTGATTGATGTGGCGGTAGAAGCTGCTGCTACTAACATCCATGCCCATTTTAACAAGTGCTTTGTAGATTAGGTGTCGGGTTGAGTGTTCTAGTGCGTTATTTATTGTGGTGGCTAGTTTGGGGTCTTGCCGGTCGAACCAGTTGCCTACTTTGCAGTTTGGTTTGGTTTTGAGTTGGGTGAGGATTGTTTCTAGTTCGCTCATGGTTAGTACCAGCCTTTTAGATCGTGGTGGGCTAAAGCTGCACATGGTGTGCCGTATCGGTGTGTGATGTATTTGAATCCCAAACGAATCTGGTCTTTAATGCCAGTGTTGGGGTCAAGTTTTAGTTGCTGAAATAGACCAAAGGCTGATGAGTGTGGGTTATCGGCTTTAGGGTCAAACCTAGATTCACGCCAGATAAGTTCATGTAAGCACTTAAGTTCAGTTGAGCGTATGCCTCTAGAAACTGCAGCTTCAGTGAGTTGCCGTTTAGGAGTTATCCACAGGCTGCGCGAGTTATCCACAGGGTGTGGATAACCTTTATCATACCGCTCCCCGGTGGAAAGCCGCGCTTTGTTTGAGGTAACCCTGACGGCCTCCACTGCAGCGACTGGCTTGAGTCTAGTCGATAAGTTTCCCATCTTGTCAAGTGCTAGCCCATAAAAGGCAAAACTTGTCAGAATTACAGCTGTGAAAAGGATTAAGAATCCTTTATTTATCGGTTGCATAAAAGCCCTTTCCCTTGAAATGTGTTGGGTTTGCTTGCCAGATACGCCTTACTGATCCGTCTTGGAAACACACACCGCAATAAGTTTCGGTCGGCGTGTCGCGTTCCTCAATCGGCATAGAATCCTCAAACTTGTATTGGCATTTGGTGCATTCGTATTCATAAGTCGGCATCTAAACCATCCACCATTCTGTGCTGATACAAGGCAATCATGGCCTTTAAAGCCACCTCTTGTTCATCCTTTGGCGCCCATTCATCCATTTCAATAGCCCACCAATCATCCTCAAGCATCTTTCCTCCTAAGTGGTATCACATTCGTTAGATCTAAACAGTTAGCGCATTCGCCAGCAGGGAAGTCAGGTTTCCAAATACCAAAACCACACTTATTACAGTGACCAACATGGCCGTCTGCTATGTCTTGCCAATGGTTAGAATGGGACATCTGAAATGTCTACCTTTGGCATAGATGACCAAACATCCGGGGCTGCAACCACAGGGATTTCATCAGCTGGGATAGGTCGGTCAGGTGTAGTAATGCTTCGGGCTGTAACCTCAAACGCGGTGCGCTTGCTGCCATCTTTAGCTTCGTATGATCGTTGGGATAGTTCCCCGGTGACATACACCATTTCTTTGTTCCGCAAGATGCCTGACAGTTCCTCAGCGTTATCCCAACAAACAACATCCAGCCAGCATTCGGCTTTCGTTGTCCAAACTTCATCCTTAAATGACTGTTTGCTGGTGACAATTCGCAGCTTCAAAACTGCTTTGCCATTCTTGGTGTGGTGCAGTTGTGGTTCGCCAATGATTCGGCCGGTCATCTCAATCTTTGGTAGTGCCATTTGTTGCCTCCTTTAGTAGTTCCGCCCACAATACGAGCGGCATAATTGCGTAAGCTTCAGACACGCCTTTGCGTGGCCGTTTTGCTATTACTACGCCACGAAATGCCCCGGCGTTTTCCATTTGCTCAAACAGGTGGTCAGTCCATGCTGCCAGTTCAAGTTTCTTTGTGTTCTTGCATTCGATAACTGTGTAAGGA